CAAGACCTGCTGATCTTCCGAGGCGAGAGTGACTGCATCATGCCTGGCGTCCTTCTGGACTCCCTGGGCGGCGAGCTTCTGCGGAGTGGGTCCACCCGAGGAAGCATCGGGCCGCAGGGGGAACAGACGTATGATGTCTGGCACCGCCGATTCATCCCAGATAGCCCGGAGGCATTCCAGCTCCTTGTTCAACTGGGTCAGCGTAAATCGGCATTGAGGGCACCCTTCCAGATGGCGCTCCAGATAGAGCTTGTCCGGAACGTCGTCCTCGAGCAGATATCTCTCCCACTGTTCGCTTGTGGGGCATTGCCATTTCTGCATACTAGTGTCTTTCCTGCTTCACCAAAAACACGCGTAATTGTGTCCTCTAACCTTTCATTCTATATTAGTTGCAGGGAGCCGTACCTGCAGATTTCAATTTACAGATATTGTTTCCTCATCTCCTCAATGAAATCCTTTCGTACCGACTCAGCCAGGTACTCGAATCTAGTCCGCAATGTCCGCCTATAGCCCTCAAGGGATAAATCCAGTCTATGCGCACGAAGATACTCATAGTAGCTTTGCGCCGGACCGCCATCCACGCAGTCAGCTACTAAGTCGGATAGAGCCAGTCTAAATACTTGGACCACATCGGGGTGCAGTCTCTCGGCGGCCTGATATCGACCGAGCTTGACTTCCACATTCTGGAGCACTTGTTCGGTCGCCCGGTCAATAGCTACAGACAGAAAAGGGTCACTGTGATTGCAGGGAGCTTCGTCCACAAATTGTAGGGCCTTGATCTCGCGGGTGGTTTCACGCAGGGCGGAAAACAGCAGATCAACTCTAACGGCATTCTGGCATCCGAATGCTTTGACCACGGCCGACAGGATGGCAACCATCAAGTCAGCAAAACTAAGGTGGTTCTGCTCTTGGCTACTTATGATCCTGATGATCTCGTCATGATTCACAGGGGGGGAATCGGCCTGAAGGTCGGGAGCATCCGTCAAGGAGACCCATTCCGGGTTGTCGATAGGGAAAGCAACCATGCGCTCATCCCGGCGTATAACTCGATGAAGACTCCTCCAAAGCCTGGCGCTCAAAGCGTCGTTCTCACCCCAACGATGGAATAACTCTTGTGACGCGGCTTTCACGATCACGTTTCGGAACCGTAAGAACAAAGTAACATCATCAGAGTTCAGTACATCCTCAAGTGCCTTTGCAAGCGGTGCATCAGAACCTTTCTCGGTAAACAGGCCTGCGACAATGGATGTTGCCAAGTGTTCGACACAGGTCTCCTGCTGGCTAGCGGCCGCATACAGTCTGCCCCAGAGCTTATCCAGGACCATAGATGCTGCCAGCTTAACCAGTCGGCTAACCTGCATAACACTGGAGGTCCCCAGGCAATAGTGGCGGAGATACTCGGCGACCTCTGCAACGAGATCATCATCAGAGACAGCATTGTAGCTCATTGTCGCCGTGCCTCCTCATCATGTCTGTCAGCTTAGCCCCAAAAGCGCTCTCGAAAGCAGTGTCAGCACCTTTGAACCAGTACGCAATGGGATTGATGCATAGGAGTGCGCCAACGCCACTGGAATTACCGCATCCTTGTACAGGTTCGTCCGGATACGGGTCAGTCATGCGCTGATCCGGTTGGTGATCGTGAATGCGGGACGAAAGCTCCTGCTCATTCCGCCTCACGTCCATTCTCGGGTGCACCTTGAGGCTGATCGGCGGGAGCTGGGCAGCCGGGTTGCTTACCCTCCCATCTTTCACATACGGCCTCAAAATCAGGTTGCTTCTCCTCTTGGGTCCAGCTTCGATAGAACTTCGGGTTCTTGCTTTTTGGAACAGGGCTGGCTTCTCGCATTTCCACCAACGCTGGGGCCTGAACACACTCTCCCAATACCAGGGCGCTTCGAGGGGCGAGAGCTGGAAGTTGATCGAGAAGCTGGCCGTAGATACCGGGCACGATTTCCCGGAAATAGCGCAAATCTTCAGGATTCTGCAGACGATGAACAATGAAGCTATTGCATTGCGAGAGAACCGTTTTTGATAATTCGCTTGGACGTTGGGAAGCTACAACCAATCCCAATCCATACTTTCTGCCTTCTCGGGCGATGCGCTCAAAGACGAGCTTTGAGATGGAATCCTCCTCCGTCCTTCTTCCCTCGCGGATATAGTTCTGTGCCTCCTCAAGGACGAGAACAACTGGGTACTCCCCGCGGCCAACACCACTAACCGGATCGCTCAATCGCTGCAAGAATTCATGGATTAAACGACCAATAAGCGCAGTCACATTTTCGAGGACTTCAGAGGCGAGGAGGCTCAAATCTATGATGACAACATTGGATCGAGTAGAACCGCCTCGCTGCCTGTCGTAGAAAGGCAGTTGACCATCCGGACATGCATCAGTGCCGGTTAGTCCTGCTTCCCTCAAGCATCCTGCTCCCAGAATGTCCCGCATGAAGGTGGCGAGAGAGTGCATAACCGATGGCCACTCAGAACAAGTGGGTCCGAACATGAATTCGAACCGGGAGTCTTCCAGTAACCGGTAAACACGCATTAGCATCGTGGAGCAATTATCCCGAGCCCGTGAAGAGCTTGCTTCGTCACGAGTCATGGCATGCTCAAGGTGCTTATATCGCAACTCATGCTTACTGAAGTATTTTGGGCAATCAGCAGAGCAGGATATTGAGCGAAAAGAAGACTGAGGAGTAGTTACCAGGGTAGCCAATAACGAATTGAGGATGGTGTCTACGGCCTGTCTGACATCCATCACCAATGGATCGTAGTCCTTATCGTTCTTCCGCCCGGCAGTTTGCTTTACATCTTGAAATACCTTCTTGATGGAATCAGCGGTCAGGTCTGGAAAGTTGTTGATTAGATTCGCCAACGCCTCTTTGCTTTCCTCTGATTCCAGTGACCTGACGACTCCCTCGCAGATAACGCCCACTGACTGTCTATCTTGCCACTGCCCATTAGCAGCGGCCGACATTAGCCTGTGACATTCCAACAGCAAGTGTTCTCGTAAGGATACCCAGCTCGGGCCCTGGCTATCCTCTCGGGCAGAAGATAACGCGTTGAGCAAAACAGGTCTTTGAACACCGGGAGATGCCCTAAACAAACGGACGAAATCTTCAGAATCCATGAACCAGTAAGGGATTGCGAGCTTCGCTCTTTCTGCTGGGTCAGTCGGTATATAGAGTACCTTGAAGGCAGCCTGAGCGTCTACCCACGGACCGTTGTCTTTTTGCTTTTGGAAGGCCGAACGATATTCTCCGTTCGTGTCAAGAATGATAAACCGCGTTTGCCTGACATATGCGTGTTGGATAATCGACTGAATGATGGTGGCAATGGTGCAAGACTTGCCGGAGCCGGTGCTTCCGATGATAGCGGCGTGTTTTCCGAAGAATGCGTCTGGATCGATTTTGATGTTGTAGTCCTGGAAGACCGCGGATCGGCCAATTGGAATGGAGAACCCTGGTTCATCTGATGACACTCCATCCTGCTCGGAAGACTTGCCGAATATTGCATCGAGGTCCTTTTTTGTTGTGACAAGAACTGGCGAATCAAGAACCGGGAACAAACTGATACCCTGCCGGAATCTACCCTCGTCAATAGTGCCGATCATCGTTGCTTTCATCAACCTTCGCGAGGATGGCAATGTCACCACGGTCTTGTCGGCCTTCAACTCGCTTTCCTCTGTCAATAAAACACGTGTGACCATCGCGACGATGCGGCGGGCTCCGACAGGGATTATGATATACGAGTTAATTCGCCCGATCTCGAGCGTCCCTTCATAGGTGGATCGAGTCAGGGCCTTTAGATCACGGTTGAGTTCAACCGTCACCTGAGCTGTGTCAACCGCAACGACCCGGCCTATTTCATGGTCACTCGCCATTGCTCTCTTCCTCCGCATCATCTGTCTTTCGTTGAGAAAGCAGGGAAAGGGATTTGAAGGTTTTCATTACTTTGGCGTCGATTTCCTCCTCTCTGAGGTCTGGCAACAGCTTCATGACGAAATTCTCGAATGTTCCCAAGCCCCGGCCCTTCACAATCCAAACTCGTTCATCTTCGAGTCTTTCTAATTCCGACACGAAATCGCTGTTGGGATCGGGGTCTACAACAACGAGAGTAAAGCTCGGGATGGCAAGCGCCTGTCGGATCAATGCGTTGACGTGATCATCGCCAAAGCCATACCCGATTACAATAAGTGCTGACTGCGGCTGTGCAATCGCGTTTCCCAGTCTACGAAATAGCTCAGAATATGGCATGTCCAGCGCCTGCCCGTACTTCATCGGCGATGGATAGATCAGGACATCGTCTGATTGGCAGTCTTGGTTATAGAATGTCGCATAAAGGCCAAAAGGATTCTCCCAATTCGGTTCGCAGCGATGCCATGTGATGGAACCATGAAGTTTGTACAGATGGAGTGCCCGATCAAGTCGGTGAACCCGCCCTTCTGTAGTCTGCGCCGGAAAATAGAAGTCTATGTCGTAAGACTCCGGTCTGAAAACACGACGAAGCGTGCCGACAAACCCATCGACAAGAACAGCTCCTTCGGCATCTCCGGCTTGTTCAATGAGCGTGTCATAGTTGAGTGTAAAAAGGTTCACCCGTCGCAGGTTGAGTGGTCGGGTGAGGACCTTCTTGATGAATTTCCTATGATGCCGAAGAGGCTCAGTCAAGCCAGACTTGGGCAGGTTGAGGAGGATTGTTAGAGAGCTGGTTATCTCCTTGATCAGACGGGCCAAATCGCTCTTGACGATTGATAGCTCGGTGCCACCTGTCAATTGCAGCGTTTCAGTCGCATCAAGCATTCCGGCATGCCATGTATGTAACTGACTGAGACAGGCTTCAAGGTTCAAATCAATGCCGGGAACGTCCTTTTCCTCGGTCGACTGGAAGAGCATAGAACGGGTGTTAAACGAGAAGTCGCCGTGTGAAAGAACTGAGGTGATCTTGTAAAAAAGTATAATCCAGCCAGGAACTGTCGTGTCCTTCTGTTCCTCGCTTGCCTTGTCGAGAAGCGCTTTCTCAAGGGGCTTCGGTATATTGGCAAGAGATACACCACCGACAGGTAGGGACGCACCGGCCCCGAGCAGGAAGGAGACATTGTCGGTTTTGATTATTGTGCCGAACCGGACGCGCATTTCCTTGAGGAACTCATTGAGCGCTTTCTGAGCCTTTTCTTCGTTTTCAGTGTTCTCAGGATCAGCGCTCAAGATGCCATGCACGTGCCGTTCTATGACATCTTCCTTGCCAATGCATATCTGATAATCAGACAAGTGGAAGGTCTCGCTCATCTCCCTTCCCTCCTTCCTCTCGTTATAAGCTCCCACAGCAGGTCCAGATCGTCGTTGAGAAGTTGGAGGGATACGCTTGCCCCTCCGGCAAAGGGCTCAACAAAGACCTTGGGGCAAAGTAAATTCAAAGGAAGAACTTCCGCGACGTAGCCCGCCAAGCGCCTCTTCGCTCCAAGATAACGAAGCGGTGAGAGGATTGATGCCTCCCGGCAGGAAAACGGCTTCTTCGCTAAAGCACTTTCTATGGACCTTGTGCCTTTTCCTTCACCACTCTGCATCTTACTAAAGCTCCCCCTTGAATGCCTTGTCCAATATAGATGGGAGCATGGCGCCGAGTTCGACTTCGGCTTCATGTTGCGTGGTGAGCATCTGGCGGATTTCCGCCCGAAATCGGTGGAACCCATCCTTGCTTGTTGATAGAGACACTCACCATCTCCTTTTGCCGCGTCTACTCGAACACATAGTTGGCGATGGCTGCGGTGGCATGATCTGCGAACCTGGCTGCATCGCGAATGGCATCCACCGCAGACCGTGTGACCCGAAGTAAGGCCACTGCCTCCTTCTGAATGCTCAATGAAGGCACGGGAACAGACTCCGCCAGAAAGAGATCCTCCTTGAGCCTCTTGCGATTAGTTGTACCCCGGCTCGATCTTGTACATGCCTCCAATAACTGCTCAGAGCTTAGAAGAAGCGCGAGGAATTCTGGCTCAACAACAGACGCATCAATGTCAAACAAGGGGAAGTCCTGTGTCACCAAACCGCCGTCAAGTTCAGGAGGCACGATCCCGAAGGCTCCGTTTCGAGCGTCAATACGGCTCATGATCAGCTGGCCAGCGGCGGCGATAAACTGAGGACGGGTCCGAATATCACGCCCGGGCAATACCTGCCGAAGGACAATGCCTTTCCCGTAAAGCTTCACCGTGATCTGCTTGTAGTCCAAATCAGCGACCACAGTGACTTCGTTTTTGGCTCTACGAAGAAAGGAGCCAAGGCGGGTTCGAGTCGACCGACCGTTTAGCAAAGGCTCCAGTTCCTTGGCCTTGTCAACAAGTTCGCTCAGTGAAGCATTAGCTCTATCCAACGGATGTTTTATCGCGGCCACGATTGCCGTTGGACCAGCGAACTCGTTCTCGCTACGGTGTGGATTCCTGAAGTCAAGGGAGTACTGGCGTGCGGCAACATCATTCTTTTGCACATACCACGCTGCCTCTGTTTCACCTCGGTCCTTCCACCACTCTAAAGCTGGCACCAATTCCTCAAGCCTGAGGGCGTAAGTTCTGGTATAGCACGGATTACGCATAAGGCGTCGCTCGGGAGGAACCTCGTGCTGGTAGAACCATATACCTGTGGTAGGCTGAGAGCGGTCGAAGAACAGCAGATTGGTCTGGATGTCAGAATATGGCTCAAAGACCCCTTTGGGCAACCGCACAATGGTGTGCAGGTTGAAATCGTCGACGAGTTCCTGGCGAATACGCTGGGTAATACCATCATCCCCCAAGACGCTTTCTGGCACAACCACGGCCGCGCGACCAGACCTCGGCCCGCGCTTTAGCTTGCGCATGATGAGTTGGAGGAAGAGCAGCGCGGTCTCGGTGGTCTGCCTGTCCTCCGGAAAGTTGTTCAGGATTCCACGCTCCTCCTCACCACCGAACGGTGGATTGGTGAGAATCACATCAACTCGGTCACGGTCTCCAATCTCATTTAGCGGGAAGCGCAGGCTGTTCTCGGGGTCGATCTGTGGGGCTTCAAGACCGTGCAGGAGCAGGTTCATTTGGCAGAGCAGGTACGGCAGGGGCTTTGCTTCACCGCCGAAGATGGACCGTTCCTGAAGAACCTTTCGGTCCTCAACGGTCTTAACCTGCTTGCTCAGGTGGTTGAACGCCTCAACGAGGAAGCCGCCTGTCCCGCAGGCCGGGTCAAGAATGGTCTCTCCCAGGCGCGGATTCACGGCCTCGACCATGAACCGGACGACGGGGCGGGGCGTATAGAACTCGCCGGAGTCTCCAGCCGCGTCGCGCATCTCGCGTAGCATGGATTCGTAGAGGTGGCCTAGGGTGAACAGTTCGTCCTGGGCATCGAAGTGAATGGAGTTCACCGAGTTTATCACGTCTCGCAACAGGTAGCCGGACTGCATGCGGTTCGTCAGACGGCTGAATACGCTGGCGATCACGCGCTTCCGGCTCGTGGGTCCGTTGTGCAGGCCGCTCAGGTAAGCGAAGAGCCCCGGTCCCTTGGAGCCATCCGGGCGGGTGGCCTCCTCTTGATTGATGAAAGCGATCAATTCGGGGCCTGTGATTCCATTCTCCTGCGCCGCCCAGTCGCGCCATCGGTACGCCGGCTCGATAGTCGGGCGGTACTTCACGCGGCGCATCTTGGCGCGCGATTCCTCAATCTGCTCCAAGTCGTCGAGGAACTTGAGGAACATGATCCACGTCACCAGCGGAAGGCGGTCCAAGTCGCCCGAAAGACCCTTGTCCTTCCGCATGACCTTGCGGCAGGACTTAATGACGTTGCCGAGCCGTTCGGCTGTCGTCTTGGGTTGTTCCTTCTTCTCTGTGCGTTTCTTGGCCATCTGCTTTCCTTACGCCGCGTATAAAAGGGTCTGCAACTTCCGTATGGCAGCCACCAGTTTCTCTTCGCCGCTGAAATACCTAGCAATCTGCATCGCGTTGCCGTGTTCACTGAGCGGCGGCACTTCAAGCACGTCGGGGATGATAAACTGCGCCGTCCCATGCTCGACGTACTTGTCCAACAGCTCGTCCAGAATCTGCCTGGCCTCGGGGCCGTACTGGTCGAAGAAGTCCTTCTTCTCCGACCGGAGCCGTTGCGCCCGCTCGCGCCGAGTCCGTAGCGGTGCATTGAACGCAATGTGACAGAGCAGGTCAAGCGGGTCCGCATCGGGTTGATTCGCCACGGTGGCCAGTTCGTCAAAATCTATACCCTGATCGGCGAGTTTATCGATGATGTCCATTCGATGATCAGGGTTCGCCCACTTATTGCGAAGCTCGGCAGCATTCGTATAGAGAGTCCGGATCTTCTCCGCTGTGTAATCAGTAAAACGAACGACCCTGAGTTGATTGCCGTCCGCGTCGAGTTCATAGACCAAGTGGGCCGCGATCTCGACCTGACCGCCGTCAAAGTAGAACTTGCGCCGCTCGGTGATCGTATCATCGTCGGGTGGCAATGGATCGATGATCACCTCGTCGCCAGGCTCAGGCTCTTCCTCGGGCGCAATGACGGTTTCATCATCGGTCGGCTGGCCATCTTCATTGATATGCTGTTCCGTCTCGATAGATGGGTCACCGTCGAAGTCCGGATCAGCGAACATGCGAGTGGCCGATCCGGTATAGTCCAAGATGCTGAAGAAAAACTTGCCGTAATCGTCACGGACTCGCGTGCCACGTCCGATGATTTGCTTGAAGTCGGTCATCGAGTTGATAACCCGCATCAGAACGACATTCTGCACTGTCGGAGCATCTATGCCCGTAGTGAGCATCTGCGACGTGGTCAGGATGACGGGGGTGCATCGTTCGACGTCCTGGAAGTTGCTCAGGTGGCCTCGGCCAATCCCACCTTCATCCGACGTGACACGGCATACGTAGTCCGGGTGTTGACGGGCGAGGTCGGCGTTGAGGTTGTTCAGTGTACGGCGCATCTCGTCGGCGTGTTCCTGATCGACACAGAAGACAATAGTTTTGTCGAAGCGTCCTGTCTTATTCAGAAATTCGGTCAAGTGCTTCGCGACAGCTTCAGTTCTAGCCTTCAAAGAAACAATTCGTTCGAAATCATTCGTGCGGTATTCTTCGTCGGGGATTTCCCTCCCGTAACGGTCGAGTTCCCCTTGGCTAGGCCGCCAACCCGCCGCATCCCAGGTGGTGATTACACGGTGAACGCGATACGGGGCGAGGAAGCCATCGTCGATGCCCTGACGCAGGCTGTATTGGTAAATGGGGTCGCCGAAGTAGCGATACGTGTCGGCGTTGTCCTGGCGGCGCGGCGTGGCCGTCATGCCGATCTGGAACGCATCTCGGAAGTACTCCAGGATTTCACGCCAGTTGCTGTCATCCTTGGCGCTGCCCCTGTGGCACTCATCTACAATGATCAGATCAAAGAAGTCAGACGCATACTCGCGATACAGGCCGGGTCTTCGCTCGTCGCGAGCGATGGCCTGATAGATGGCGAAGTACATCTCACGGCCTTTATTGGCTACGCCTCCCTCGATCTTCCATCGTGCGTCACCGAAAGGAGTGAAGATTTTGGCCATAGGATCGTCAACGAGCACGTTGCGATCAGCCAGATAGAGAATCCTCGGACGTCGGTAATCACCGGTGCGATTCCAGCGCGATGACCATAGTTTCCAGCAGATCTGAAAGGCCACGATGGTCTTGCCGGTACCCGTGGCCATCGTAAGTAAAATGCGTCTTCTGCCCAGGAGCACTGCTTGAACGGCGCGGTTGATGGCGATTTCTTGATAGTAGCGCGGCGATTTCCCGCTCAGATGGTAGGCAGGAGCAAGTAAGCGCTCGGCCAACTGTGGACCAAGAGCCTCTGAATTGATCAGGCGTGTCCACAGCTCATCTGGTGTCGGGAAGCTTTCTATCTCACGTTCAAGGCCCGTCGTATAGTCGAATTCAACAATTCCCTGTCCGTTTGTAGCATAAGCAAACTTCAGCCCGAGGATTTCTGCATAATCCTTCGCTTGCTGAAGACCTTGGCCGGGAGTGACATATGACGGCTTGGCCTCCACCACAGCTATGGGCATATCAGGACGGTAACGCAGAATGTAATCGGCGCGCTTGCCAGGCCTTCTCCGCCCCTGACGGCCAGACACAATAATACGACCATCGGTGAAGGTGACTTGCTCGCAAATACGATGCGGCTCGTCATCCCACCTAACAGCTTGGAGCTTAGGGACTACATAGCGGCGACAGGTATCGGCTTCGTTCAAGGCCATAGCTACACTTGTCTCCAATCTTGAAGTCCTTGAGGCAACTTCAGGCTGCCTTGTTTGATCCTCTTGGCGCAGAAAGCATCAAGCTGAGCTCTTGCCAGCTTAGACGGCTTGGCTTGGCCGTTCTCCCATCGATTTACGGTGGCGAAGCTGACGCCCAGTTCACGCGCTAAGTCTTCCTGGCTGAGGCCGAGTTGATTACGAACCTCTTTCACCAGTGTAGGATAATCTCTTTCTTCAGGTGCCATCGACTCATCCTCTGCTCAATGGGCACGTCGCACCAAAACTTTTTATCATTATTGCAAACGTTATAACATTTGGAAACCAAAATCAAGAAAAAACTCATCGGTGTGTGAAACGCGGCCAACCGGCTGTGTCAGCCGTACTTATTCTGAGTGTGGCTCCGCCCCGGGGAGGGACCTGATCTATCTTGATGGCAACGAGATATCGAGATCAGCTCCGCTTCCAATCGGTGCCGGTGTGTTTCTCCCACTTACCGCCGCCCGCGAGATCGGTGTTGAACCACTCGTCACCGAGGGACGGGTTGGGAATGGCCGTGTCCCGTTCGGCCTCGGTGCCGACCCCGCGATGGATAGCTTCACGCGCGGTGAGCCCCTGCCCGAGCCGGTCCGATCCTATTATGTCCCGCCAACCGAGAATCGGGGAGCGGAGTCGGGATACGAAGGTCCGGTAGTAATCGGCGTCCTTGGCAGCCCGGTAAAGGAGGAAAGAGCCGTCGGCGTCGATGATAAGGCAGGGCGTGTAGCAGCGCTCGAGGAACGGCCCCTGGCCTGCCTGAAACACGGGATTAAAGGCGGCCTTGGTCCAGTGGATACGGTCCCAGGACCAGGAGTAACCGATCCCCGCGTTTCCGGCCTCGCCGCCGGAATAAAGCATCCACCAGCGGCCGTCGGCCAGGCGCTCCACGTGGCAGGAAGAGACATAGCCGTTCGCCCCCTCCCAATCCTGAGAATCGATCAGACCGGAGAGGATCGGCGCGTTTCCATACAGTCGCCAGTCCAACCCGTCGTTCGAATAGCCCAGACCGAGACTGTCGTTGCCGCCGGTCGAGGCGATGAAGAGCATGGCGTAGCGCCAAGTGAAAGGCTTGCCGGGTGCGGAGGACGGCTCCGGGTTGTACCAGAGGAACGAGGGCCCGTAGTGGCCTCGGTTCCAGACCGGTTCGCTCCCCTCGGTGACAAGGTCGCCCGTGCAGACGACGTCTTCGGTGAACGCGGACGCGTCGACCTGGGGATCGCAGACCGCGGTGCGCAGACCGGCCATGGCATAGGGCTGGTTTGGAACGTTCGGGTCCCAGTATAGAATCCGCAGACGATCCGAAGTTTCCAGGGCGCAGACGACATGGTAGCCGCCCGCCGCGATGCCCGTGACCTCTTTTTCGTTGTCCCAGTTGATCCCGTCATCGGAGAACGCGCAGCTCATGCCGTCGCCGTCTCCATAGTAGGCGATGAAATCCCGGAGGGCGGTTCCGTCGTGAAAACCGCCGGGAGCGCGAAGGACGCGGACGTAATAGGCTCTGTCAGCAGCCACGGGCAGCACCTGAGGATAGTGATGGTCGAAGATGACCGGCGGCAGACCATCGGGCGCTTCCGCGCCGGATGGCACGAGCAAAAGCCCGAGATCGACGGCCCGGACCAGATCCTCGGTCATCGCGGGAATCGTGGTCGTTTTCCCCGGTCCGAGCGTACCCGGCAGGCTGGGGAGTTCCAGAATGGTGTCGGTGTTGCTTTGAATGGTGATATTCATGATTCAATCCTCTCTTCGTGATTCACCCCGGCGACGATCATCTTCTCGTTGATGCGCAGTGCTTCGGCTTCTTCTTTGTGAATGCGCGCCATGACCTTCGAAAAGGCTTCCGCCTCGTTCAGCGGCAAACCGAGCTTCTCCTCGATCCGCTTCAGCCTGGCGTCCAGATTATCGAGCATGCGCAGGGTGTGATCCCGTAGCATGCCCTCGCGTTTTTCCTGCGGAGAGGGAATGAACTCGGTCAATCCGCCTTGCTGTCGAACTATCATCGCCATCCCTCCATCAACTCAGCGTCGCGCCGAGGGTGTGAATGCGCGGATAGACCAGGTTGTTGCCGGTCATCTCCGCCTTGTAACGCACCTTGGTGCCGCTTGGATCGGCGAAGGTCCGGGTGAGCGTGTACTCGGTCCATTCCTGGTCGATCTCGCGCGTCGTTTCGATGGACATGGGTTCCCAGGTCGCTCCGGCGTTATTGGAGGCGAACCAATTGATGGTGGTTCCGCTGGGGATGTTCATCTGGGTATAAAGTTTGGTGGAGGAAACGCCCTGGGTGAGCTCGTTCTCGCGATTGAGGTATGCACCCGTCGTGTTGTTGAGATATCCGATGAGGTTTACATCCTTGTAGATCAACGCCGGAGAGTCGTTGACGGCGTTGCTGGAGAAAAGAGCCCGCACCAGTACTTGACTTGCCAGGTTGGGGAGCCGCTCCTCCTCCGCGGGCACGATGGCGTCCCAGATGACACCGCCGTCGGTGGAGTACTCCCAAGCGATGCCGGTACCTTCAGGGCTGGAGGAATACTCGTCAAGGTTCAGATCGCTGAACTGCACGCCGGTAATGGGTTGGAAGCGAACCTCACCGGCCGACTGGAAGTCGTAACCGTAGATTTTCATGGTGAGATCGGAACCGTTGAGCGGTGTCCAGGTCTCGGCGTTGGAGCTTTCCAGCAGCACGCCGGCGACATAGGTCTGCTGGGTGATCACACCGTTCTGCCCGAGTTGGCCCAGGGTTGCGACGCGCATGCGGTAGTTGCTGCTGTTGGTAAGCAGCACGACGGCATAGCTGGTTCCGGCCTGAGCGTAGAAGGGATTGGCGAAGACGACCTTGGTTTCGGCGTTCAGATTCACGTCGCCTGGGGCCAGGACCTTTTCCGCGAAAATCGTGCCGTTGGGCAGACCTGTCGTGACGCCACGGATCTGGACCGTGACCGGGATGGATGGGTCCTTGGCGGTGAAATACAATCCCACACTGGAGGTCACCTTGTCCTGGGTGAAGCTGAAGGTTTGGGCCAGAGGATCGCTACGCACGGTGACGATTTGAGTGCGCCAGACCACCTGCACCACAGGCACGCGGATGATGCGCTCCTCGACGATGCGCTCAATGCGGGTGATGACCATAGGGTCGTTGATCTGCAGGCTGGCCCGGGCCGAGTATAGGCCGTCGTTCATTTCCACGATGCGGTTTCCGTTGCGCACGTTCTCGGGGATGACGAAGGACGCGGTCACGCGGCCCGCCGTATCCGCATGGACACCCGAAGCCACCACCTGGCCGTCACAGCGGATGGTCACGTTGTTCGCGTTGGACTGGAAATTGGACCCGACCACGGCGATTCCGGTCTGGCCGCGCCTGCCGATGTTCGGCGTGATCTCCACCGATGCGTCCGGTTTCTCGAACACGGCATAGGGATTGATGTTCTTGACCTCGGACCAGTCAGTCTGCTCGATGAGCACACGTTCCGTGGCCGGGAGCAGCGCGAGACTGCCCTTGAACAATGCGTTGCTGGCGGAGGGGTTTACCGCGAGCACGGTGGCTGCAGCGGCCCTGGCCGGTGCGGCAAAGCGGCGGACCCGGTCGATGCGGGCACTCCACTCGCTGTGATAGATGTCGGACTGGGCGTCGTTCGAGAAGTCATCGGAATAGACGCCCTTCTTGGTCTGGGCGTCCCGGTTCTGGAGATCGTTGTTCATCTGGAACTGGGCGTCGTTATACTTGAGGTCCTCGATGTCCTTGATGATCTCGTGGATCTGGTCCATGGTGATACGGGTCAGCCCGAAGTTGAGCACCGTCATCGCCACCGAGTCGGGCGGGCAGTCAACGCTGCACAGTCCGAGCGTGCCTTCCGGGACGATGGGCAATTTCGGCCGGTCCGCCGGAGCGCCTTCCAACCGTTTGATCTCGCCGGTAGTGGCGTAGATGATGTCTTTGCGGCCCAAGTAATAGTCGTAATCGACGCTACAGTTCGAGCTGTCCACCGGGTCGTCACCGAGCCCGGTCCGACCGAAGTTGATGAGGCTCAGGCCTGCAGGGAGGATTTGCGCCGCCGACATAGTCAAACCGCTGGTGTTGGTAGCGGGTGGGTTGCCGCCGATGACCTCGTCAACGCCATCATCCATGTAGGATGTCACGCCCGCGCCGACCTGTTTGAGCCTCTGGAAGTCGGCGCGGTCGGTGTTCTGTGTGCCGCGGTAAATGCGGTATCCGGTTGCCCCGCTGACTGGCAACCATGACAGGCGATTGATTTCCCCGGCTAAGGTATTGCGGGATACAACCTGGGCAGCGTCGTAGTGAGTCTCGCCGGTGGCGCTTTGAGCGCTGACCAGGTAGAAGTACTCATCCGCAGCCGGATGGCCCGATTGTCCGAACCACCCGCCATCCACGTAGTCCGTTCCCTTGATCATCTGCTTGGTGTAGGTCCAACGGACGGTATAGGTAGTGCCGATGGCGGGCTCATTGCCCGATCCGAGCCAGTCTACGTAGTTTCCGGATTGCTGCCAATCCACGCCCTCTTGGAACACAGTCGCTCCCTGGCTCACCTCAAGGATGTCCACGACCGGGTTGGGCACCAGCAGGTCCTCGCCACCACCCACCGAACCGCGGGTGATGTTCGAAACGATCTCGACGATAGCCTCGACCTGGGTAGTTTCCTTGAGGGGCGTGCTGTTGAGCGCATAGCGTCGAGTGCCGATGTTGTAGGTCTTCTGCTCACCGCGCACCGATTTGGTGGCGACCGACTTAGGAACCATGGTTGTCGTCGGCAGGTCCTTCTGCAGCCGGAAACCTTGGATGTATGCGCGCCCGGCGTTGGTGATCACCTCAACGTTGTCCCCGTCGTTATCGCCGATGAAACTGTCGAGCCCCTTGACCAGGTAGCTGCCGGCCTGGTCGAAGGTACGCTCGGCCAGGTTCTGAAGCAGCGAGTTCAAGCCCTCCGCCGCGGCGAAGGCGAGCTGGTCCTCCGTGATGGAGGAGACCGTGATGCGGCTGCCGGGCAGCGTTCCCAGGAGGTCCCGCAGAAAGAGGTTGGATTTCTCCTGGACCGTGGCGGTCACATCGCCGGTCTTGCGGTCGAACTTGTAGACCGGGACGACCTTCCGCTCGGTCACGTTGTTGGGCAGCGTCTCGCCGCTGGTGTCGTGGTCCTTGAGCGCCAGGACCCATTTCTCCCGCTCGGCGGTGGGCTCGCCCGTGGCCGGATTGATGAGCGCGGCGTCCTGGTTGTAGCCGTAGTTGTATTTGAGCAGCTCGACGTAAACGTAGTCCGCGCCGGAGGTCTTGGCTGGATCGTAGGTCAACACCGCGCCGGGGACCTGCTCGATGTATCCTCCGACATAGACGAAGCCCTCGGCTACGGTCAGCACGTTGTCGTTGACCGTGACTCCGAGCCCGCTGATCACCGCGCCCTCTTTGAAGAGCATGTCGGCGATTTTCTTCCGCTCGTGGTTGATGATGTCCTGCTGCTCGTTCAACTCCGAGTCGAGCAGGTCGCGGTCCTGATGGTAACGGACGCGCTTGTAGTTTTTTGCCGGATCGAATGTTTCGCGCGAGATGGACATGGTCGCTCCTCCTATATCTTGATGACCCCGACGAGTTCCACCCGCGTATCAGAGGTCTTGTTGAAGTCGGGGATGTTTTTCACTTCGTACAGGTATCCAGGCGTCAGCACCTCGCCGGTCGGATTGGTGTCCGGGTGGTAGATGCCGTTGGCCGCGTAATCGGACTGGAGACCGTCGATGTACGCCACATCACCGCCGAAGAAACCGTATTCCCGGATGGTGATGCCGTTGGCCTCGCTTTCCTCGAAACGGAAGAAGACGCCGATGGTCTGGGTTTCCTCGGCGGTCTCGATGTAGTGAATGCCGTTGACGATGAGCGTCCCTTCCGGGTCCTCCTTGAGAAAGGTGCGCTTGTAGTGCTTCTTTCTGGCCCTTTCATTCTTGAGCGCGGTCTGGTCGATCTCCGGTGCCGGCGGGTTTAACGGGTCGGTGAACGTGGCGTCGCCATCACCGATGGCGCAGTGAGTGATGCCCTCGATGGGATCGCCCATGAGCAACCTCGCGGTGAGGATACGTCCGGTTTTGACTATCAGGCCCAATGACATGTGAATTCCTCCTTCAGGTCTGGATCACGTGGCTCTCGTTGATCAGCACGGCAAAGATGGTCTGTCCGATGTCATAGCTACTCATCAGTTGTCGAAGAACCCGTTGCCCGGTATCCTCATGTTGTTCCAGTGCGGCGGAAACCGACTGTCGTGTGTCACGGTTGGCCACAATTGGTCGAATCAGCAGTAGGGAGATGTCCGTCTCAGTCTGCGAGAGGCGCACAATCCACATGCGGGTATCGAATTCCAACAGCAAGGGATGCACGATCCTGGCTTGTGAGTCGGCCTCGACGGCAAACGGTATCCATACTCGCATGGCAGCGTCGGCGTAATGTCTCACCGTGCGTATCGAACTTGTCGCTCCGACAGCCTCGAATACAGCCGCCGGAAAAACCGGCCCCTGGGCGCGGTTCATTGGAACCGCAAGTCCCGAGTGCGTTTGGAGGGTGAAACGACTACCGCTATGAGTGGCCACGTCGCAACCTTCCGCGTATTCGATATGCTATGCCGATCATTCGAGATGTCCGGAATTGCGGCACAGCCCGTGCCGCCTTCTTGGTGATCCTCTTCTGGTTTCCTTTTCTGATTGCCATGTTCTTACTCCTTCACCGCACACCAACCAACTCCGGAGATGTTGAATATCCGGTACGTCGTTCCGTCCATGTCGAGCACGTCCTCGGAATCGACGGCCCCGTTGCCGACGGCATAGATTTCGATCAACTCACCGCGTAGCTCCTTGTATGTGCTCGAGGTGAGGGCAGCGAGCCACGGGAACATGGTAACCAGGCCGTAACGCATGTCCGGGTCGCACGCGGTGTGAAGATTGCCGTGCGCCGCTGCGCACGACCCTGTTTGCCCGGACGTGCTGGACCAGCCGTCGAACTTGTTCAGGGCATAGAAGCTTCCCGGTGATTGATACCGGCCGATGATAACCGGCTGTGGGTCTTGGCCGATCTTCGCGCCAGCTGAGTAAGCATTTGCGACGGTGGCCAGTGTCACCGTGTTGGGAGTCGACACATAATCAACCGCCGTCACCTGAACGCGCTCGATGTTGGCATCATCCTTGATAAGGTAGTAGCTATTGATATTGAATAAGGTGGCGTCGTTGACCTGCACGACAACGTCGTCTCCAGGAGTGACTGCTGCCTGGGTTATCGCCACCGCTCCCGACCAGAACCTCTTGATCAATCCGCTGTAATGGCCGTAGTAAGTGGCCACCACTTTAGTCACGATGAAGACGTGGTCGAGGTCGGCAAAAATCCAGTACAGGAACTGCGAGGCGTCCACTGTCTTGATGTAAGCGTAGCTGCTGTGATACGCTTCTTTCACACCCACATGGGCGACGGCGTTCCAATAGAGACTCCCTCGAACAGCGATGCGGTCGGTGTTCGTGTCATCGATGAATTGTAGGTAGATGTCTTCAGCACTGGATTCTCCGTATGACTTCAGAACGTAAAAAGGCTCCGTCTCGGCGGACCCATCATCGTGAAGAGCCCATCCAACGGTATCAACAAGGAAGGTCATGAGTTTGACCAGCAGGTCTGCTGTATTGTCAGCCATCCCAGAAGTGCTGTGATAAGGCATTGTCTTCTCCTATAGGACCGGGTTCTCGGTACCCATGATGCTCAGCTTCAGGTCAGTCTTGTTTTGAACGGCGGTTCCTGCCGGCACTGTACATCTTCTCCAGAATGAGATGGTGACATCGTGGTTCTTGTCGCCCAGGTTGAGAGGACCGCCCGGCGATGCCATATCCAGTTCCGCCTGTGTGAGGGCCAGTGCGTACCATGCGGATTCATCGCTACCCGCATTATCCACCGGTTCGATCACAAGCCCGGTGTAGTCGTATCCCGAGTAGACCGGCGATCCATCTGCACGCGCGGCGGGAGTAGTTCCTCCATAGCCGCGTTCGATGCCAAGCGTCGTGGTTCCGCCGCCGCTGAGAACGCGCATTTGCTCGTTGTCGATGATGACGATTTCGCCGTCAGTGAAGCGCGGTTCGGCCAACTGCAGCGAGGTCTCACCTGACGCCAACGGTGAAGCGAGAACGGTCTGTTCGTTCGCGAGGAAGAGTTCCTTGTCCTTCGACTCCCCGTCGGTTCCGTTGTAGGTGTCGTCGTCCGGGTTCGAGAGGTCGCCTTCGGATATCTGCTGCGTCAAAGCGCTGTCTTCAAACAAGTGGATCGCCATTTATTCCTCCTATGGCACGGGCCACTGGGTGACCGTGTATTGATTGGCCGCCGCTTCGAAACCGGCCTGCGCTTCCGCATGGTCGTCTTTCTGCCGGAAAAGCCACCGCAGTGACGGCTTGGAGATGCGGAAACCGGCGGCGTTGAGCGGCATGAGTCCCAACCGCATGGGCCGGGTCCGGTCTACGGACAGCCGCAGTCCCGTGTAGTTGAGCCTGCGGTTGTTGAGCAGCAGTGTTTCCACGCGATGGCGTCTGGGAATTCCGGTATCCACGGTCAGTTCAAACGAGGCTCGCGCTTCGGTGACGTACGCATCAGTGAGTTCGGTGATGTTGAGCGGTCTGCTGTTGAGAGCGAAACCGGCCCTTCGTGCTCGCCAATGGTCCACGACATTCCAGGCCCCGCTAACTTCCGACCACTCCGCATCGGCGTAGGCTATGATGATGAGATGCCGATTGATAGCCGCGCCGGAAATCTTGTCCATGCCATTGACGTGTGAATGACCTACCCTGAGCCACCGGTCAGGCCGGGAACGATGGCTGTAACAATGGGTGCGCCTGTCGCCAGTGATTTCTGAAGCCGGTTGATCGGCCTCCGACAGCAGGTCCTTCTGCCTGAATATGACCCTGCAGGCGGTCGCGGAGCGGTTGAGACGGGAACGGTTCAGGTCTTGGCCGGCGAGTCTGATGAAGGCGTCGACCGGTGGTTCCGACGGTTTGGTGTCGATCTCGCAACAGAACGCGGCCCGGCGTTCGCTCACCCAAAGATTGGGCAGCCGCTCATCGTTGAGGCTTCCAACGTTCAACCGGAATCGCGGTGTGCGGCCGTGCCATCGGGAAATACATACCGCGGCATGTTCCACGTCCTGCATCAACGTGGTGCCATCAGTAATCCGCCACCAGCCCCAGGTCTTGTTTTTGCGTGTCAGGTGATAATCGGTGTTCAGCGCGTTGTGGCTGACCACGAAGGTCTCGTGCAGGTGCCCGAGGCAGACCCTCTCGACCACTTCCTTGATGACTGTTTGGAAATCCGATTCCATGGACAGGAGCGAGTAGAGCCATTGGAGAAAGAAGGACTTGGTTCCTGCGGGATGGTGAAAGACCAGCCCGGGACGGATTCCCTGGATGATGTTGTCGCTATCGATGCGATAAACGCCCAAGCTGTAGATCAATCCGGGCAGCTTGGCCCGCCCCACAATAGACCTGCGGTTGAGGCGCAGCGCCTTGCGGAAGGTCTCGTCGATCCGCCCCTGCCACCCCAGGTCGGTAAGCGAGCGCCCGATGGCCGGGATGGTCGCCTTGCGCCGGTAGATTTCGACGGCCTCGCGAATCAGCCGCCGTTGCCTCGCGGCGTCGGAAAGCGGATCGAAACGGTGCCCCACGATCTCGCCGAGGAGAGGAAGAAATCGATCTTCGCACCGGTCGATATCGAAAATTTCGGGGAACCGGTCGGCCAGAAGCTTGAGTTCGTCCAGACTCGCGGCCGGAACTCTGAGTAATGTCTCCAGGTCCCCGGTCTCGTCACGCTCCCGATAGAGGGGCGGAAGAAGATCGATGAGTTTCTTCTCGAAATAGGACGGCATCAGGATGCTCTCCTGATGTCGAGGTTCACCTGGCCGAGGACGGCGATCTCACCGGGCCTGATATCGATGTCCTGCTGCGGGGTGTACATCTGCACGTGGCTTACGCCCCGCACGCCGTCAAGCGCGGCCACCAGGTCTGAGAACCGCACCGGAACACCGAATGCCATCCGCTCGAAGGCGAAAAGGTCATCAAGAGCCTGCTCGGTTCGGCTTCGGATAAGGTCGAGATCTTCACCCACATAGGCGTAAACCTCGGCATCCACATCCACGGAGCGATAGACCGGATCGAAGAGATTGATTTCGATGGTGATGACCTTGCGCGATTCGAGAAAGGCGGAAAGGTCCTGCTTGAGAAGCGCCGAGGGCGGGCCGCCTCCGTCGGGGGCGACCGCCAGGCTGACCTGGTAATAGCGGATGTTCTTGCAGTCATTGACGTCGAGAACCTGGGCCTTGGCCACGCCGGGAAATCCTTCGGCCAGCGCCTGGTAGTCGTCCTTGGTGACGGCTTTCCACAGGGACCGGACTTCGGCCGGAGCCTGCTTGCGGGCGTGTTCCAGAGATTCTCTGTCCGCGCCGCCAGTCGCCGGGACCGGGTTGGTGACGGTCAAGGAGACCTGTTCGCCGCCCTGGTAGACAGGGCTTAGCAGCTCCGAGACCAGGTCCGATCCGAGGTTCCCCCCGGCACCCAGGGTTTCGAGGTATGCGACGGTGATTTCGGCACCGGCCGGAGGCACACCTCCGCGCAAGCCGTCGCCGAAGAAGATGCGGACATGGTCGAGGCCGTCGGTGTCGGTCTGGAAATGATGAGCGTCGCTGTCGCTCTCCTGGAAATGAAGAACCTCCGTCCATTGCTCGTCCTGGATGGTGATCTTGATGGTTCCATGGGCCACCGCCGTTCCCGATAGGAGAAACGACTGGTTCGGTTCGCCCGTGGCCGTGAAGGTCTCGGTCCTGCTTTCGCCCTGGCGCGCGCCTGTCTCGACGCTTATCTGTCCCCTTGGGATCGTCGCGTCCGCCGCCGTTTCGAATACGATGTCGCCTTCTTCCAAGCGGGCTTTGCACGCCGTTCCTTTCGGAATGATCAGATCCGTGTCGAGGGGCGCGGCCAGGGTGAAACGCAGGGAGGTTGAAGCGGCCACCGGGCCGTCGAGCCGGTAGCTAACCAGCTTGCAGAGGCTGATGACGTTCTGTCGTTGACGGGCGGTGGGCAGGAAAGCCTCGGCCGCCTGGGCGTCGAGGTAGTAGGCGAGCATATCGCCCACCCCGCAGAAGAGCTCCAGCAGGACCACACCGAGATCGGATGCATTGAAATCCGTCCAGCGGTCGGTCAACTGCGGCACCCGCGCCAGCAGCTCCTGACGCAGGGACTCGTAATCCTTGTTGGTATAGTCGATGCTTGCTCTGCCCATCTCCGGTCATCCGTCGGTTTTCGGTAACAGGGGCCGTCCCCGTACAGCCGGGTGGACCCGCTTGTTACTTACCGACGGAGGCGCGGAACTGTCGGGGCCGGGATATCTGGCGAGGCTCGCGGTAGAAGGGGTAGACCAGGTTTCCTTCCACTTGGCTCTGAATGACCCGGTACGAGATACGAACCGGCAGGAGATTGCGGTCGATGTTCTGCGGCGAGTCGTCGAAGGAGACGCCGGTGATGACGACCCGTTTTTCCCACCGCTTGACCGCGTCGATCACGTAATGGCGGATCAGCCCTTTCAACACCTCGTCGTTGGCTTCGAACACCAGGTCTTTGAGGCGGGAGCCGAATTCCGGACGCATGAACCGTTCGCCCGGGCGCGTGCCGAGAATCTGGATGATGCTTTCGTGAATGTGTTCGTGTTCCCTGGATGTGGCCGAGGAGATCTGGGCTCCGCCCGAGCGTCGCTGGAAACGAAAAGGGAACTTCAGACCTCTGCCGAGAAAGTCCAGACTCATCAGTCGCACTCCTCGCAGATGATCGTGGACTGATCGTCTTGGCCATCGTCCCCGCCGGCATCGATGCCATCCGGAAAGCGGATGACAAGGTCGAGACCGTTCTCCATGGACAGATGGATCGTTCCGTCCGCCTCGATGATTCCCTTATGACCGCTCTCCTGCGTCGAGAACCCCTTAGCTCCGCCGGGAACCAGACGCACCGTCACCTTCTCTCCGATACCTTCGATGCGGATGATGCTCAGGACATCCACGGTGCCTACCGGGTTACCGATCAAGGCCGTCCGATCCCCGTGGGAGACATCCAGGCGGTAACCATCCGGAAGCTCGACCCGATAGCGGTCTTCCGACTTTTGCACTGGATCGATATCCAGCGGCAATCCTTCAATGCCGACAGCCTCGTGGGTGACTCGGATTGCTTCCGGCTTCAAGGTTAGTTCCCGGCCGTCAGGCAGGGTTACAATTCCGCCTTTGGCGGGCTCCAGTTCAGTGACTGCACCGTCGGTGCCGATTGCGGTGAGAACCCCCGCCGGACTGACACGGACCATTACACCATCGGCAAGGGTGAAAAGCCTCCCGCCGTCCGGGAGTTCGCGCACCGAAGTGCCGGCGGGCATGGCCAGGAAGGGGTGGTAATCCGGCGGTTGCGGTTGATCCACGTTCTGCATGTAATGCTGGGCGCTCTCCGCATGGGCTTCCAAAACCGTTTGCGCCTCGGCTCGCAAGGCTTCGGATGCCTGGTGGCTCTGCAGAAGGATGTCCTTGATCTCAACCAGGCTGTCTTTGATTTGGAGAAGATACGGGATTCCCTCGTCGCCGTCTGGGCACACCCCGAGACCTGACGCGAGGATGCGCACCAGCGCCATGAGTTCGTAATGGGACGGTGACGAACTGGTCTGTTCAATAACCGGTCCGTCATCTCCACCGTATCCGCCACCCATCTGCTAAAACTCCTTCCGCTCAATCAAATCCGTATCCGCCACCACCCTGGTCGACAACCTCTACCTGGACATAACGCACGCTGTCGCGATTATCTGAGTCGTACACCATGATCACTGTCGAACCTGCTTGCCATCCAAGGTTCACCTTCCCATCTCCGTCCACCCAGGCAATACTCGAATCCACGCTTTCAAACTCCGGATCGCCGGTTGGATCACCGCGAATGGAGAGCGGGATCGTCACACCCCACGAATTGACGGAGACCTTGATGTGCTTTGGAAAAACATCCCAATAACGCACTTGCAGTTCCTGGCAGACCATTCATGCACCTCAGTTGGTGTTCGTATCCAGGCTGCCGGTTACAATCACCGCGCCACAGGCAGCGACGTCACCGAGACGGGCATTGGGCATGACTTCAGTGATAGTGTTAAGACTTCCGGTAATGATAGGTGTTACGCCGTGCCCCGGTATCGGGCAGACATGCAGATCACCCATGCGCGCTACCGGCCTGCCGTTGACAATGGTCCGTATCGCACCTGTGATGATCATCCCGCCATGCGAGGATACATCTCCCATTCTTGCTTGAGGTCTTGCCATAGTCACATCCCTGCAAAAAGATGAACGAGGAAACCCACGATGCCGCCAAACACGCTTCCGAGCGCAAGGACCAGGCCGACCACTTTCCACATGGTCTCGATGCCCAGCTTGTTGTTCAGGCCAGCGTATAGATTCTTGATGTCATCAGAATTGCGGCGCAATTCCTCGCGGAGACTCCGGGCCAGGAGTTCGACGTTTTCCTTGTCGGATTTCTTTTCGATCTCGCGCTCGATCTTCTCGAGTCGCGCCTGGATTTCCCGGCGGTGATCCTCAAGGATGCTGCGAAATTCTGCTCGCCATGACTCAAAGGTTCGGGCGAGGAGGTGCTCGTTTTGATCCCGTTCGATGGGAAGATCTCGATTTTGCTCATCCATCGGGGTGTCTCCTCTTCAACGAGAACTTTCCACGAATTTGCAGATCGACCTCGAACTGATCAGCCAGGCCGCGCCTTTCCAGTGCTTCCGAGATGGCTCGTTTGGCGTAGCGCATCTGTTCTACGCGACGGCTGTTGGACAGGCTCTCTTGGTGGTCGCGATACCGATAGAGCGGCTTCCTGATATGCCTGACCTCGGTGACTTCCGAGAGTCGCAAGCATAAATCGTAATCCATGGCCATCTCGAATAACGGGTTGATGCCGCCCGCCTGGTCGAACACCGACCGCCGCATTAGCCGAAAATGGAATGTCATGAGATCGAGAAGCAGTCGCTCCTTAGAGTATGGAATGCGACAGCGCCGCCCGTATCCCTTGGCTTTTCCATCCTCATCGATCACGACGTAGTCGGTATAGACAAGGCCCACTTCCGGATGGGCTGCGAGCACTGCGGATGTCTCCTCGAGAACGGTAGGCGCCAGCAAGTCATCACTGTCAACCCAGCCCAGATAAGGGGCGGAGGATTCGGCGATAGCCGATATCAGGGAGCTCACACGTCCTTTGTGTTCAGCCTCGATCAGTCTAATCCGGTTGTCCTTCTTGGCATAGCCGCGCGCGATATCCAATGAGGAGTCGGTCGAGCCGTCGTCCCAGATGACGAGTTCGAAATCTGGGAGGGTTTGAGCCAGTAGGCTTTCGATGGCCTCGGCAAGGAACCGCTCGCGGTTGTAGACGGTCATTACCAGGGATACCTTGGGTTGAGCAACAGTCTCCGTCATGTGTTGATCAGCACCTTGTTGGAGGATCGGACGATAATATTTCCCATGGCCCCATCCATAAGAATTGCGCTTCCCGACTTGTCCGTGGCCTGGATGCGTTCCTGACCGGCGGCGGCATTCATCACGACAAACTGTCCCGCCTTGTCGGTGAAGCGTATCATCTCGGCCCCGGCAGTCGAATCGATGAGGATTTCCTGGGTACCGCAAAGCCCCCAGACGAACACCTTTTCCCGCCCCTTGGTGGTGTCGATCAAAATCTTCTGCCAGCGGGCGCGGGTCTTGTCGCAGGATTGGATGTGGATTTTCTCCCTGTCCTTCCAGGCCTCCCAGCGCATGAACTGACGACACAGGTCGGTGATCTCGATCCTGGCGTGTTGGTCCATGATGTCGGACCCAATGTCCAGCTGGTCGCCTCGTTCGGCGTCCTTGGTTCCGCGACGAAGGGCATTGCCGGTTTGAACATCCCGCTTCACTGGGCAATCCATGTGAAGGATCTGTCCGGATCGGTCAATGATCTTGAGGAATTCCTCTCCATCGCGGTCGTCGAGCACGATGGTATGGCCGGTCTCGGTCTTCAGCAGTACCTTACGGCGTGGACAGTAGTACGGCGGATGTCCATGGTATTTCCTATGCTCCAGGTTGTCGCGCCGATCGGGCTTATGCTCGACCTTGTCCTGGCAGTCATGACAGGTCGGATCGGAACAGAGGCGCTTCGATTCCTCCGGCTGTTCTCCGGGGTTGCTCTTGGCCAGCCACACTCCCGACCATATCGGGTATTGAACGTTACCGCCCTCGAATTCAGCCCACACCGATGCGCCTTCCTCGGGAATGAGATACATACCAATGTCCTCGTTGCCGCCGTAAGGGAAACACGGCCACGCCCAATCGGACAAGTTCTCTTTGCCCTTACCGAGTACGGCCGGGATTTCCAAACGGCAGCGACCGAGCCGTTCTGGGTCGTTGTTGTCTCGAATGAAAGCCCGATACTTACCGTACCAGCGGTTCTTGTAGCGCTCCTCGTGTTGTCGGTCCTGGGTTTCGATCAAGAAGGGGCCTCCAGACTACCAGGGTAGGATGCCACGCAGGACCTCACGGACGATTCGAGTTGCAAGACTGTCCGGCTTCTTCTTTTCATCAGCCTTGGCCACGGCGTACTGAAGTGCATCCTTGGCCGCCGCCGGTAGTGTCGCCTCCTGCGCTGCAACGCCTTCCTTGACTTCCTTTGCACCGAACCGCTCGATCACTCCAATCACCGTGTCAAGGGCAGCGGCCCTGGCCCGACCCCAAGCGGTCAGCTTGATGATCGTAATCAAAGTCACGAACAGGGTCGCGATGAGTTCCTTGTGATCGAGGATGAATGTCAAAATCTGTTCAAGCTGTTGCATGATCGTCTCCTTCTGTTTGCTTGAGTGCTTTAGCAAGTGTCACGTATTTGCCCGCAAGGTGTCCCCATCGGGCGCGGACCTCACGGACATCGACATGGATGAATCCTTGTTCTGGGTAGACCCCGATTCCACCGTTCCGGAAGGCGTGGACCTGTGTGGCGAGTTCGCACATACTGGCCACGGAGAGACCTTTAATGACGATATCTGCGGCGTTGCCCAATAGATGCTGACTTCGTGTAGCGCCACCTACCGCCTGGTTGTGTTCGGGGCACCGGTATCCGCTAGTGATCCGAACCGGGGCAGCGGCGAGATCACGGAGTTCTTGAAGCGCAGCTACAAGGAGCGGATTGACCTCGGCCCTGCCACAGCACCTACAGGCGAACTCGCTTTTGGAGAAGTTCTTGCTCAAGTCTCCCATGTTTAGTTGCTCCTCAGAGTCTTTGCCCGCTGTCCGCGTCGATGGTCACCATCTGCGGCGGCTCGTCCTTCGGAGTGGGCGGCGCTTCCTGTTCGTTCTGTTTGCCTCTTGCCTCCTCCGATTTGTCGCCGGCCCCTTTGCCAAGGGCGTTCTTTTTGAGTTTTAGTTCGCAGTGATATCCGCCTTCGCCGATGACGTGGCGGACCGAATCGCAGTAGTAGACGCCCGAGAACTTGCGGCCCACGCCATTGACTTCAAGGTTCTGCTTCGCGCGCAGGCTCGGGATGCCGATGGTCAACGCGTCGGCTTCCACCTGACGGAGTTCGGCTTCGCGGAACTTCCCCTCGGAGAGGTCCTGGGCCGGTTCCTGCCTGGGCTCTTCGTGGAAACCTTCCGAGCGTTCGTAGGAAGGGACCACTTGTCCGGATTCCTGCTCCTTGTAAGCGCCCTCGCCGGTGTTGCCGTCCACCAGGTAGGTCCGCTTTCCGAGGGAGGTCCGCTCAGGGGTGGACTCGTTGTTGGCCTTGTGCTCGACCGGCTCCTTCTTGCGTGGGTCCACGCCCACGGCCTTGGTCTCGACGCCCGCTCCTTTGGCCCCCTGGGATTGGGTCGAGGGACGGAAGGAACGCAGCACGCCCTTGCGGTCCGTGAAGTACTCCAGGATCGCGGCGGGCTTCTCGTCCAGGTCGCGGGGATGGAAATGCAGCTCGTCGTCCTGGATATAGAAGACGTACCCGGTGACGCCGTCGCCGTCCTTGTCGCGCGCCTTTCCGGCCAGTTCCTTGAGAAACTGTGCGTCGGAAACATTGCTCTGGGTTACGCGCAGATGACGGGCTTTCGTGGCCGTGACCTCCGGAGTGAGGCCGTTGGCCGAGGCGATTTCCTCGGCGATCTCAGAGTAGAGGATGCCGGGCGCGGGTTTCTGCCAGACCTTCTGATTCTCCTTGCCGGCCAGCTTGAAGCCCTTGTCGTAAGCCTTGATGCGGATCGTCGGATCGCCGTCCTCCGGGAAGTCGTAGTCGATGTCCTTGATGACGGCTTTTTTCCGCGGCGAGAGGTTGCCGACGTACCCAAAGCGGGCGACGATCTCGTTGCCCTCTTGGAACAGGGGATCGTCGACGAACTGGAGGTTCCGGTTGGTGACAGCCAGCTCCAGGACGTCGAGTTCCTCTTCGTTGTCCTCGAAGACGAACGAAGTGATCTCCTGCGTGACATCCGCCGAGAGGGTCTGCCCCTCGATCTGGATCAGAAAGGTCGGTTTGAAGGTATCAATATCCATGCGCCGGTCTCCAATGGGCCCGCCATTATGGCGAACTTCAACGGATACTTACCGGCGCGCAGTGCGAGGTGTCGGGATGGAGTAGCCCGGGGGATTCAGTCCAGAAGCCGCATGCTGACGTGTTCCGTCGAGGGGATACGCAGGATGGCCCCCGGCGTCAGTTCCGGGGGGAAGAAGATGTCATTGTAATCGCAGATGATCCACCATAGATCGGCGCGTCCCAGATAACGGTGGGCGAGCAGATCGACCCGATCCCCCTCGACCACTGTGTGAAACCGGTCGTCGGGCCGGGGCTTGGTGTCGATGCTCGGGCGCACACCCAGAAAGTCGCCGTCGCCGGAAGTGTAGAGTATGGACGCCGCGTATCTGGATCGCCGACCGATCATCCGCGCACCTCCGTGTAGTTCACCGACTCGTCGATGTACTCCTCGAGCATCACTTCGACCTCGGCCTGTTGAGGTAGCAAGCTATCACGGTCGAACAAGTTAAAGAAACGGGCCTTTACCTGGCGGACCACGCAAAGCACACCCGGATACAGATCGCCGAACATGAAAAGCACACGGTGTGGTGCGTTCTCGAGCATGGTCCCGGTATGCTCGGGGTAGAGCAGCGAGCGCAGCCAATCCACCGACTCCTTAACCGGACCTTTGAAGAATAGCAGTTTGAAGCCGATCTTGCGCGGCTCGCCGGCCACGTACTGGTAGCGTGGATGGCTCATTCCTGGTATTTTGATAGCGGCGTAAGCCGTACTCTTGTCGTCCAGGATGTCGTTGGGATTGTACTGGAAATCCAAGTAATCGCCGGTTTCCACATCCACAAGGTACGCTGTTATCTCTTTCTGGTTCCAAGCCATTCATGCCCTCACAGCGTTTCGTAGTTCTTGATCTTACGTTCACGAATATCCCGGTACACCGACTGAGCGATCTGTCGGCCGTCTAAGAGCGTGGTAACGGAGACATCGATGGGCCGGTCCGCCAGCGCATCGAGTTTTCCAAGCAGGGAGTCAATCACCGCTCGGAGGTTCTCTCCGGTCGATGCGGCAGGCGCGCCGAAACCGTCCGGAATGAGCGAGCCCCTTGTCTCCCCGAGCAGGCGCGCCTGCTCGGGAGCAGGATGAGCACGAGCCGCCGTTTCGACCACCGTCGGCTTAGGCGTTCCAATGGACTCTGAAACGGCCGGAATACTACCTGCAAGGACGGGTGTAAGCGCCAGTGTTCCGGCTTGCACCAGCGGCGCTGCGGCTTGGCCCAACATATCATCTGCAAAACTGAACGCCTGCTGCAGTGCGCGGGCGGGTACCTGGGCGGCCTTGGCAATCCCTCCACTCAGAGCCTCGAGAATGGCCATGCCGCTTCGGGTAAGACTAGATAACGGTCCTTCTTTGGCATCGGAGAACGGCAGTAATTCACGCAGTTGACCGAGGGCTTTCCCCAGCATGTCGACGGGATAAGTGACCGCCGACCAGATGCCTTCACCAAGCGCGATCAATAAGCGTTTCCCCGCCTCGAAGAAAGTCGTATCACCCGAAAGGAAACCTCGCACCGCTCCGAAAATATCCCGCAGGGTTTGCACCAGCGGCAAGTCCATGAATGCGGCAACCAGCGACGATGCGATGGAGGTGAGAAACCGTCCGATAGATGAAAACAGCCCCTGGATAAAATTCCAGACACCAACTATCACGTCTCGGGCCCACAAGAACGGCGTTGCCAGGAAATCGAACACGGCACTACCGATAGACTTCAACCCGTCAAGCACGGAGATATTGCCGGTCAGCACTTGCCAGACAGCATAAACTACACGTCCCACCATGCGAAGCGCCTGGACCAGGAGCCGGATCGGCAGGAAGAACTTGTAGATGAACTTTCCCGCCTCGATGAAGGCAGTGGCGATGGTTCTACCCAGCCAGACGACCGCACGAACCACCCATGCGACAATGGTGACGACGACCACCAGGTTATAGATCATGTACTTCAGAATATAGGCGCCCACCTTGGCGATGACGCCAAGCACCGTGCCGAGGGTCTCTCCGAGGCTTCGATAGGAAGAGGCATCGGCGGATGTCGCTGCTAGGCCGAAAAGCTCCAGGACGGAGAAGATCGCCTTGTATAATGCACCGTATGCCTGCATGAGCGCCCGGACCGCCGGTTCGAGAATCGCTCTGATCTTTCCGAAAGCGTTGGAGAAGGCCTGCCACAATCCGGTCAGAAACTGTTGCACCCGGTAGTAAATGCGGAACACCGTGACGACCAATCCCATCAGCCCTGCTTGTTCGAGTCTCTGCGCCAAGTCGGCTGACATCGTTCCTGTTCCGCCGGAGAGGGAGGTAATCAGTGCCTTTATCCCCTGGAATACGAGTTTCACTTTTTCCCACGCTCCGAGGATGGTATCCCGGATGCCGGCGAAGTTGGTCTCCCATGCCCGCTTGAGGAGGTAGACTGCGAGCACCACTGCACCGATGATAGCCACCACCGGCAGGAAATAGGTAACGAACGCCGAACCGACACCGGCTACGACCGCGCCAATAGCAGCGAGACCCGCCTTGATAACAGGAAGCATCAGGCCGATGGTTCCGGCAGCAGCGATCACTCCCCCGACGACTACCAGCACTGCGCCCAAAGCCATGGACAGTGTCAGGAGGACCCTGGTCAATCCCGGCGTGGAACGCGCGAGTTTCTGGAAAAACAGAACGGCTTTGGATATTCCTTGTATTATCGGTGTGACCACCGGCAGTAGCGTGCGGCCGAGGATTTCGGCGAGGTTGCGGACCTGCTGGCGCAGAACCTGGAACTGGCTACCGATATCGATGTTCATTGCCCGCGCCATTTCTTCAGTGACAGCGGTGCCGGTCTTCATGGCCTGCGCAACTGACCGGATGTTACTTTCCAATGCCTCTGTCCCCTGAGATATCTGCAGCAGGAACTTCACTGCTTCGTCGGAGCCGAAGGCCTTCTTGATCTCCACCTGGGCGGCGGCCTGGGACAGGTCGGGAAACTGTCCTTTGATCTCTTCAAGAATCGAGATGATCCCTTTCAGCCGTCCCGTGGAATCGACGAATGACAGTCCGAGTTTATCGCCGGCTTCGGCGGCCTTCATGATGAATGCTCTGTATAGGGTTCCAGCTTCCGAACCGGGCATGGTGGTTTGGAGCTGCCCGAGTATGGCGAGTTGTTCCTGCAACGGGACATTGGACGAGGCGGCCACCGCGCCAATGTTCTTGATGGCGTCGGCCATCTGTGCACCGGTGGTCTTGAAGGAGGCCACGGTTTGCGCCATGGCTCCAGAGAAGGCCTTGGCCCACTCCATGTCGGTCATGTCCGCCATGATCGGCTTGAAAATGCCGTACCCCGTAGTGAAGGTGCCGACCATCTCCTGGATACTCGCCTTAGTGGCTTTGGCGGTGATTGCGGCCATGGCGGAGAAGGTGCCCACGGCTTCGTCGCTCAAGCTCGACAACGCCGACTTGACGTCATAGGCCGCGCTAATGAATTCCGCCTTGCTGTACCCGGCCCAGGAGTTGGTGAAATCCTCGGCCGCGTCTTCCAAGGCGCGAAGGTCCTTGATTCCGAGCGACGCCATCTCGCCCAGGGCTTTCTGGGTCGCCGCTGTGGAGGCGACGAGACCGACCGGCATGGCCATGAGCGCCAGGCCCGCGCCGATCATCATGGTGCCTTTCTGGATGCGGTCGAGGTTGCGCGTCATGCGCTCGCTGGAAGCGGCGACCGTGGCGTCCAGCGACTGCATGGACGTCTGGACCCTGGCCGCGTTCTGCGAGAACGCGTCCTTCATCGAGACGATGACGCCGAGTCCGAGATCTCCGTTCATTTCCGGTTGCGCTCCATTTCTTCACGCTCAAAAGCAAGCTGCCGCTCCAGTGCCTCCACGAATTCGCGGCGGACCGAGAGCGGCAGCGCGCGTGTTTCCGAATAACTCCAATGGAGCCCGCCGTAGGCGAGAAAGAAGGCGTCCCTTACAAGCGAACTCCGGGGAACAAAAAACCCGGTTCCGCCTCCAGCCGGGTGCGGATGCGTGTTCCGCAGGACTCGCAGTCGACCTCCAGCGTGGTGTCGACCCCCGCGTCGACCCGGAGCATTTCCTGCCGCAGGGCGCTGCGGTCGCGGAGTGACATATCGTTCATCAGCTTCTTGCTCGGGGGCGCTCCATCGATACTGATAATGCGGATGAGCATGGCCGAAGAGATGGAAGGCTCTTTGAGAGCGGCCAACCGTTTTTCCTTATGGCCGTCCAGGTAGCCGAATTGCACATTGCGGCCCGAACCGGGCAGCGTGAAGTAGAACTCCCGGTCCTCGCTGTAAGGAGTCGTTTCAAGTTCCTCGATGTCGATGGTCACCAGATTCGTCGCGCGGCAGGCCGGATTCGCACAGGTGAGTTCCAGTTCCACTTCGTCACCGAGGGAAATCTGCCGCAGCTTGACCAGGATGAAGAGGCGGTCGCCTGAGAGCAGGTCGAGCACGTCCTTCACCGCCGGTTCATCGTTGTCGCCCAGGCGCACGATGCAGTTCCTGAGCACTTGATTGACCGCGTCGCCGGTGCGGATGAGCCGCCGATTGGTGAGCAATTCCTCCTCGGCTCCGGTCATCTCCCGCAGCTCGACCTCGACGCCGCTGGGCAGTTCAAAAACGTGCATGGTTCATCTCCTTGGATCAGGTCCAGTACTGGTAGCTGATGGTGAGTTTTTCGATGGTGTTGTCCGTGTTCGCGCCCTCGAGCTCGTCGTATTCCAGGACCTTGATCCACGCGCCGTGCAGGGTCCAACGCCGGGTTTCGTTTCCGGTACGGTCGTAACGGACGATGTCGATGTCGCGCATGTAGTCGTTGGGAAGCCCCCCGACCACGGCGTTGACGTCCACCTGCTTCTTGATCCACTCCCGGGCGGCCTCGTCGGAGCCGTCCTGGAGAATCCCCTTTTCCAGGTTGATGTCTTCGAACTTGACTCGTCCGGCCACTTTCTGGTCGAACATCGAACCGGCCGGAGCGAAAGCGACTTCTTCGAACTCGGTTTTAGGCTCCTGGCCCTTCTTGAAAAGCGCCACATCGAAGCCGTTGACCTCGACGGCGAATTGCCAGTTTTGATACAAGCTCTTGGGCATGTTGCCGCTGCGCATGGTTTACCTCCTTACCCCGTCGTGAAGATTTCTTTAAAGTCGGCCCCCGTAGCGGTGAGCACGAAGTTGAGCTCGATGAATTCCGCCGTCTTGGTGGGTTTGACGAAGATGCGCGCCACGAGCTCGTTACGGTCGATCACGGCCGGGGTGTTGGTCTCCTCGTCGCATTGCACGGCGAAGTCGTAGAATCCGCCCTTGTCCTTGATGTCCTGTAGGAACGGATTGATCAACCGGACCAGCGACCGCCAGGTTTGCGGGTTGTTGGGTTCGAAGACCACGAAGCGGGAAGACTCGGCGATGGCCTCCTCGATATACATCATCAGCCGTCGGGCATTGACGCGGTCCAAGGCCGAAGGCTGGCTCTGCAGCGTCTTCTGGCCCCAGATATTGATTCCGGAGTCGGGGAAGGAGGCAATCACGTTGACGCCCTCCGGATAGAGAACGTCCCGTTCGCCTCGGCTGGTCTTGTATCCCAGGGACAGCGCATTGAAGATGCGTCCGCGGTCGATGCCCGCAGGGGCGTACCATACGTAGCTCTTCTGATCGCTGCGGGCGAAGCAGCCGGCGATGGCCCCGCACGGCGGAATCAGCTTCCGCTTGCCCGTGACCGGGTCGTTGATCTCGATCCAGGGGTAGTAGAGCGCCGCATAGGATGAGTTGAACGCCGCATGGTTGTACATACCTTGCCCCTTGCGGAAATCCACCGCCTCGAGCGGCTCCAGCATGAGCGGTGTTTCGGCGAGGAGCATCAGGTCCTTGCGGTTCTCCGCGTAGGCGACGCCGGCATGAATCACCTCCGCCGTGGTCACGCCTGGCACTATGATCATGTTGAGCGCGTCGATCTCGTCGAAAGCGTAGTAGCCGGTATGCTGCGACGGGTCCCCGGTGTAGTCGGCGTCGTCAAGGCCCGTAAGCCCGTCGTCGCCTCCGGAAAGAGCGCTCAAGCCGGTGGTCGGACGATCCTCCGCGACGCCTGAAGACACGCCGAGGTCTTCGACGGTGATGAAATCGGAACGCTCGTTGACGGCCAGCTCGACATGGTTCGGAGCAGCCTCGTCCATGGACAGATCTTTGAAGACCTCCACGACATCATCTTTGTAGCGGACCACGAGGTTGAACGATCCCGCAGGATCGAGCGATCCGTCTTCGATCTGGACGCTGATGCGGTCTCCCCAGACGCCTTCATTCGCCGCAGATACGCGTAGGGTGTCCTGGGCGTCCTGGCCGCCTGCAAGGTTCGCCGCCGCGGCCGGTTGTACGACACCGGTATCCTCGGAAGCTGTCTGGACCAGGGCGTCGGCCTCCGCTTTCGCGGCGATAGCGGCTGCGACCTGATCCGCCGTTGCGGACGGGTCGCCGGCGCTGTCTGTCGAGAGGTTCACCGTGATCGCCTGGCCGGTGACATCCACTGAAAGAGGCGTATCGGTCCCGGAAGCGATGAGTTCGACGGTGATGCCGTTTCCGGCGGCACCGGCCTGCCGTGCCGCCCAGGCAATGCGGTCGGTCCCCTCGGTGCCGGTCTCGAGCGCCGCTGCGGCCGCACGCCGGTCCTTCAGCGTCGCCGAGGCCTTCACGGCGGTCAGACTGTCTTTGTCCGTCGGATCGGAAAGGTGGGCGATACGGTTCACATAGAGCACCGAACCGCCGTTGTCGAAAAAGGCTCGTGCGGCGTAGGCCAGGTAGCCGGCCTGCAGGTAGGAGCCGAATTTGTTGATGAACTGTTCCCAGCTGGTGACCAGCACCGGTTTGTTGATCGGACCGCGCTCGGCCACGCCCACCATGCCGCAAGAAGAAGTGGAGATCTGTTTCACATAAAAACTGAAATCGATTTCCCTCGTGTAAACGCCGGGTGAAAGATACGTCGCCATGGTCTACCTCCGCTTGCGCCGTTTGGACTTGGGTTTTCCGCCGTTTTCCTGTTCCGGCGGGTCATCGAGCGGCTTCTCGGAACGGGGGACCGTTTCCGGCGGCGCCGATCCTCCGGAAAGCGAGACGAGACCTCGTTTCGCCGCGGCTTCGATTTCTGGCGAAAGGTCGTCGTCGCTGATGCTTCTGATTTCACGGGGATTGAGGTGCAGGCCCCGACCGTCGCCCGCGAGGTGCAACGTCAAAGGCTGAAAGAGCATATTTTTGATTTCGATCACGACAGTGCCTCCTTATTTCATGGTGTGTAGAGCCGGTCCTCCTCCACGCCGTCCCGGAACTCGAATTTCCTGTCCTTGACCAGCGGGCCCGTCAGCACGACGCCGTCGTAGACGGGGCAGTCCTCGATTCGACATCGGCCGCTGCTCTGGCGGAGGTCCGACAGGTTCACGCGGCGCAACCCCCCGAGCGGGGTGATCTCGGTGAGATTGATCGTTCCGCGGTCTTCCACTGTCAGAACCGGGTGGCGCTGGTAGAATCGGGCGACGTTTTCCTGCAGGTCGAGCAACTCGCCTTCATGTGCGGCGGTGACGATGACGTCGAAATCCAGGTGATAGAGGCGCGGATGGCGGCATTCTTCGTAGCTCAGGTTCGGAACATCCTTTTCCACCATGCGCGCCTGGGTGCGGCGGTCGCCGTTCTCGACCAGCGTGGGTCCCTGGAGGATGAGGCTGGGAACCTTGGGCACTTCGAACACGTCGTCCGCGGCGACAAGCACCGCGTCTGGGTCGATCTCCGCCTTGACCAGGCGGATGAAGCTTTCAACAACGATTCGAACGGTTTCCAAGGTCCGGCACCTCCGGTTTCAAAGGCCGCCCGCCGCAATACCCGCGGAACGGACAGTTATATTTCCGCTGAATATCTACCGGAGCGGCTCGGGAAGTGTCGGACGGGGATCAGAGCACCGTGCGGATGGCCTGCCGGTAATTCTCGATGATCTGCTCGCGATGCTTTTCCATGGTGGGATGAAGGAAGGGACGGGGCGGGATAACGATGACCGCTCCGTTCGGGTGCTGAATGGTGGCTCCGTACTCCATCACGGCACCGATATTCACCAGATCGTCGCCGTCCTTGTTGACGGTGCCTCTGAGCAGCCCGACAAAAGCCCGATCAGCCAGGATGCGTTGGGTGATGGAATTGACCAAAAAGCCGGTATCGATCAGGGCTTTGCTGGAGCCCTTGCGCTTGATGGTGCTTTCGGCGAGCTTGGCGAACGGCTTTCCGCCGGGAGCCTGGCTGCGGATGCCGCGCTTGATCTCCCGGACCAGGAGCAGCGCATTCTTGATCGTCGCCTGACGCAGGGCGAGGGCGAGACGGGGGCCGGGGTTTGCGGCCAGCTTCGCCTTGGCCTTGTCCCAGTCTCCGAAACGTTTAACTCCCATGCAGCCGGACCAGTTTGAGCACCTTGTGGGTGATTACGCCGAAAAGGCGTTCTTCTTCCACGGTTTGAACACGGAATGCGTCTGCGCCTGTCCGCACGCGATCCTCCGGTTGAACATCCTGGACCGGCAGAACACACGCCACGGCGTCGATCTTGTTGTTCAGGTCCTCCGGGGGAGTCTCGACGAACTCGAGCGGAAAGGTGCCGACCTCCTCAAAAGCGGCGTCGTCGGAGCCATAGAGTCGCTCGCCGGGAACGGTACGCAGAAGCATCGCCCCTTGTCCGGACGCCAGGATAAGTTCTTTCACATCATCGGCGGCGCGAATCTTTTCCGGGTTGCTCAAGAGAGTCACAGATCGCTTCCTTGCTCGTAGATCACCGGGTTGAGACCACCGGGCGTGATGATGTAGTCCTCAGGCGACGCAGCGGCTCCCGGTTTGATATCGCTCAGTCGCTGCTTGTAGACGGCCTTCAGGTCCTCTTCGAGTTTGGCCCAATGTTCGGGCTGCTTGGTTTTATCGACCCGTTTGTCGCCGCTGGAAAACGAGAACGCGTTCGCCGTGGTCGCACGCATGACCTGGCACGCATGAATCTGGCCGAGCAGCAGAAGTAGTTCGGCCGTTTCCCCTTCGGGCTCCGGAACGATCTCGCCGTTTACGACCGAAAGGGATATCTCCAGATCACGGGCCAGTCGGTGGACACCCTTGAGGATGCAGCGCTGCAGTACCTCGTCGGTGAACAGCTCACCGTCAGGGTCCGATAGGTCGGTTCTCAGGGTTGCAACGAAGTCAGTCAGCGCCACCGTCCACCTCGGCCAGCCGCTTCTTCAACGCATCGATGACGGTGCGCCGTTTTTCGTTGGCAAGGTGGGCCTTGAGCAGGTCCGTATCGCTTTCAGCGCCGATCCGGGAGATCGCTTCGGTAGCCGTCACCTTGGATAAGTCGCTCTCGTCGGGTTCCTCGGGGGGATGTTCCGGCTTTCCAGATGGTTGCAAAGCCTTCGTTCCCTCTTGGTCGATACGGGTGAGGTGCCCCGCGGACAAGGCCTGCTCCATGTGGGCGGTCAGGTATTCGACCTCCAACACCTCGCCAGGCTCAAGACGCAATCGCGCATCGGCTATGATGAGGACGCCTGGACGGATGTTTTTCACCTTCTTCATTTTGAATCACCTCCATCAGCCGAGAATCTTGATCTTGGCCACGACGTCCGGGCGGGTTACGCCCTGTCCCATTTCCGACCAGACCAGCCAGCCTGTTTTGAACCGGGTCTTCTGTTCGATGGCTTCTGTCTTGAGGTTTTCCCTCACCGGCATCTTGCCCACCTCCTCGTCGGGAATGAGCAACACTTCGTCGAGGGACTGGGCCGCGGTGAGCAGAATGCCTCCGGTGCCGTAGTTCTTGATCACGCCCTTTGCGCGCAGCTCGGCCTTGGTCTGAGGATCGAGGTTCCAGCCACGCAGATCGTTGAATCGCCGACCGCGCATGACGATGTATTTCACGGACAGCTCGAGGTCCTCGATGATCGAAACGGCCTCGTTCAGGGCTTCCTCGGTCAGCGTGTTGCCGGTGACCTCGACGGTGTTTCCGGCCGGGACGGAAGCGGAGAGCACGGTGATGGTCCGCTTGTCGATCTCCTTGCGGATTTCGTCGGCCGCCGAGGTTTGAATATCCATCAGCGTGCCGATATTGCCGTTCTTGAGCACCGACACGTCGACCATCGGCGCGGAATGTATGCGGTGGGTGGGAAACTCCACCTCATCCTTTCCCAGTTCCTGTTCCTGGGCTTCGCCCTCGTTGCTGATCCAGTACGCCTTGACCTTCGGCTTCTTCTGGTAGAGCGGACGCTCGCCCTTGGGAAGCGTATGGCGGGTCAGCAGCAGCGAGGAGATCTCCTTGCGCTTGATCTCCTGCTCGATGGGCGCGGCGATGGCCGCGGCCAGGGCGCGCATCCCATCCGGGGATTCCAGCGCCTCGGACATCAGGCGCGCCATCGTTTCCATGTATTCCTGGCTGTGCACGTTCACTTGGGTCGTCTCCATAATAGATTTCCTCCTCTAATCAGATGAGCAGCCGGAACTTGATCGTTCCGCCGGAGGCGGAGATGGCCTGCGCGATCACTTCCTCGCCAGCCTGGACGCCCGCCGTGAGTTTGCCGTTCGCCGAGACCTTCAGGTCGTCGCCGGGATTGACGGTTCCCTCGAAAACGTCGGTCTCGTAGACGCCGCCCATGCAGTAAATGCCAGGCATCTCGCCGTTGTTGTAGTCCTTGATCAGAATGCCGAACGACTTGGCCGTCGGATCGGTGTTCACAGCGAACAGGTCATCGCCGGCGATCTTCGCCACCTGGCCGAGTTGACCGTCGCCCTGCATGTGGCCGTCGCCGTATGCGAGGCCGCGATGATTGGGATTGATGAAAGGCATGTTCTTTCCTCCTTATCAGTTGGTTGCGACGGGCTCGCCTGCGGCAGACGCCACCCGGTGCCGATAGGCGGCCATGAAGCCGCTCTTGAGCTTGTCTTCGAGGCTGGTCTTCTGGTCATCCACATCCTTCGGGCGGACACCGGCGTCGCTTCGCATGGGGGCGTCCTTCTTCTGGGACTCGGCCTTTGTTTTCGCCTTAGCGTGGTCCTCGCCGTCTTCCTCTTTCTGCTTTTCAGCCTTCTCGGCGTTTGACCGGATCATGCGATCCATGGCGGTCTCCGTGGCCGCGAAGGCCTCGTCCGAGAGTCCGGCGAGCCGTTCGATTTCCTTCTCCCGCTCCTCGTCCTCGCCGAAGGAGATGTTCTGCTCCTCCATCCTGCGGATGAGCTTCTGGGCTCGTTTGCGGTTGGCCGCTGCTTTGCGCTCGGCCTCCATCTCTTCGAGCTTTTTCTGCAAGGCGAGCACCTGCTGCTTGAGTTCCTGGTTCTCCTTCTCAAGCTCCTTGACGCGCGCCTTGTCGTCGACAGCACCGCCGCCGCCTTCGTCTTTCTTCTGGGCAGCGGCTTCGGCCGCCTCGTTTTTCGCTTTTTGCTTTTCGTCCATCGGTGGACCTCCTTCTTCAACGGTTTGGGTTTGTTCTACTTGCTCGGAGGCGACCTGGGTGATGCGGGCGTTATCATCGGCACCCTTGCGGTCGAGGAGGCCAAGGCCGGTGAACGTCACGCCGTGCAGAATCTCGTAAACCGGCTTCCCTTGGAAATCACTGCCTTTGTATTTGCGCAAGTGAATGCAGTAGTCATCCTTCGACTGCACCCGCTTGCCGCAGATCGAGCATTCCCCTTCCTCGTAGTCGCACTCCATCGAGACCTGGTTGACAATCCCCTTCTTGATCAGCTTGTAGGCCAGTTGTGCATGAAGACTGTCTGACACGAAGAGTTCACCCACACATTCGACCCGTCCGCTGTTTTCGTCTTCGATGAAGTTCGCTGAGACCACTCCGCCGACGATGTCGGTGAATTCCTGGGAGTGTTTGAGATCGATCTTCTTGTTGACAGCGGTTGTATAGCGGGCTGCCAGTTCCTCCGCCGTGAAGTGATCACCATTCTTGTTGGTGCCGACGCGGCAAAGGATGAACGTGAATTGTGGATCGCCCTCGTTCCTGACGAAGTCCATCGCCTCGGCGCTGAGAGCCATGGGTATAGTAGCGTCAATCTCAACAGGGATGGACGTGTGACAGGACGCATGTGAATAGGCGGCCGCCGAACGAGGGGCGCTCCGGGCCTTGGATGAAACGAAAAGCAGTTCCCTGGCGTGCTTGCCCTCGCGCCCGATGTCTTTGGCGATATTGTAGTCGACCTCCATGCCGCGAACTCGGACCAGGCCGTAGTGCTCGGCAAATATCTCTTTGATCTCATCCTCCCGCGGATAAGCCCGGTCGCGGTACGACAACAGCACGGTGGCGTACTTGCCGCGGGCATCGGCTGCCAGAGTCTCGAGCAGGGACCGTATCGATTCCTTGGTATAGCGTGTTCGCGAAGGGAAATTCCTGCGCGGATTCGATTGGATGGTTTTGTCCGCCCACTTGGTCATCAGGCCTTCGATGAAATGCAGGGAATCCTCGTAGTCGTTGCTCCCGAACTCGGTTACGTAGGGCGGATCGAGATACAGGACATCCGATCCATACCTCCGGACAACCTCGGCCGCATCCAGATTGAAGGCCTTACACTCCTTCCCGTTGTCGAACACGAGGTTGTTGAGTTGACCGATAGACCGCCTGAAGGATTCGATGAATTTCGACAGTGGCGGATTGGACAGCTGGGACTGTTCCAGGCTGGCCGCTGTCTCCAGGTCTGCTTTACGGTTCATCTTGGAGCGGGAAAACTGACCGAAGGCGCTCTTTGACTTCACGGTAATTCCGAGCGCAGCCAACGCCAGGTCCTTCTTGTGTCCCGGCAGCTTCTGGATGTTCGCCCACACCTGGTCCAGCCAGCGGAGCACCGGCTTGGTGTAGTAATAGCCGTAAAAATGATCTACGATGAACGTCCCGGCGTCCGGGTTCGGAGCGAGCAGCCTCTCGACGTCCTCGTCGCTCAAGGTCTCGCTGGAGTTCTCGATAACAGCCCGTGCCAGGTGATAGGGAAAGCGCAGCAGGTCGTTGGCGATGACCTTCAGCCCCTTACGCTTGAAGTGGTAGGCCACGTTCGCGCCGCCGGAAAAGGCGTCAAGAAGGCTATCCGCTTCATTGGGCACATGACGCTCGATCCAGCCGAGCATCAGGTACTTGCTGCCCATGAAACCGGTGACTCGGACAGGGTCCGCCTTGCCCCCCTGACAGGTGAGCAGATCGACGGAATCCCCCAATGGAGCGTCGGCCAACGCACGAAGGTTGGCATCCACCCGCAGGGCCGCATCAGCCGCCTTTTTAGCCTCGTTCTTCTCGATCCATTCCTTGGCCTTTTCCACGGTCCAGCCGTCGGAGTTCTTATCTGTCTTGCGAACGAACCGGTAGGACTGGAGCACCATGGAACGCGGATTGCCGCCGTCGGGCACGAACTCCTTTTTCAACCGCCCGATGATGATAGCCACGCCCTCGACGCCCTCAAGCGTCTTACGTCGGAAGCTGTCCGGCTCGAACCGCTCCGGGTCCAGGACCCGGTAGCGGATTTCACTCTCCGTTTCCTCCCAGATCGCCTGCGCGGTCATGGTTTCGGTGGATGCGACGGCGTCCGCCTTGGTGGACCGTCCCGCCGAACGGGAGCAGATGAACAACCGTTCCTTGGCGTGGGAGGCGTCGCCGTGACGCGATGTGATGGCGTAGTGATGGTCGTGGGAACGCATGCTCGATTCACGGTCAAGGGCGGTGATGATCCTGCGCATCTCCGTCTCGGTCGGGAAAGCGTGATCCCGGTAGGAAATCAGCCATTGCGGGATGTGCTTCGCGTTGCCGAGGAAGGTCTCGAAGAACTCCGCCGCGTTGGCCCGGGTCACGGTCTTGTGATCCGTCTCGTAATGCTTGGTCTTGGAGTCCTCGACGAGGGTGAGTCCCTCCCAATAGGTCATCAGTCCTTCCACGAAGTGATAGGCCTTTTCGTAATTCGTGGTCGAGAACTCCGTGGCGTAGGGCGGATCGAAATAGGCGAGATCGACCTTGGCCTCGGGCAGGAAGTCATTGATGTCTTTGCGGAAGGCCTTGCACTCCTTGCCGTTGTCGAATACGAGGGCGTTGATGCGGGCCACGTTCTTGCGGAAACGGGTTTTGAACTCCTCGGGGCTGTCCTCCCGTTTTCCGTAACGGGTGGAGGAAGAGAAGTGACCGAAGCCGCCTTTGCCAGACATACAGGTCTTGCCCAGAGTGAATAGGGCAATGTCTTTCTTGAAGCCCGAGAGCCGGTCAACATTGGCCCGGATCGTATCGATCAGTCCGTGGACGCCCTTGGCGAAAAAGATGCCCTTGAAGTTGTCGCGGACGAAGCTCCCGGCCTTGGGATTGTCGACCAGCAGCGCCTCCACGTCCTCGTCGCTGAGCCGGATGCTGTCGTTTTCGATAATGGCCCGGGCGGCGTGATAACAGTAGTGAAGACGGTCGTTGGCCAGGACCCGCAGGCCCTTGGTCTTGAACATGTAGGCCACAACCGCCGACCCTGAAAAGGCGTCGGCCACGTATGACACTCCCTCCGGGGTGTGCTTCCAAATCCAATCGACCAGCTTCTGCTTCGAGCCGATGTAGTTGGTGATGTATTTCGGCCGTTTCTCCGGAGGCTCTTCCTCCGAGACATCGCCCGCCAGGGCTTCGAGCGCCTCAAAGTCCAGGTCAAGCGCGGCGTCTGTTTCCAGCAGGAAAGCCAGCCGGTCACGGTCGGTTGCGAATAGCTCCAT